AACTTGAAATGGACGATGAAGAATCTGATGATGAAGAATCTGACGATGAATTTTCTGATGAAACATTAGGAGGTGAAGAAGACCTTATGGCTTTGGACCTACCTGGTGATGAATTAGAAGTAGATGACGAAGAAGAAGTTCTATTACCTTTAGACCTTAGAACTGCGTCTGATGACGAAATCTTGAAAGTCTTCAAAGCTATGGGCGAAGAAGACGGTATCATTGTTTCAAAAGATGAAGATTCAATTCATCTTAAAGATACTAATTCTGATGTTGAATATGAAATTCACACAGAAGGTGAGGACGAAGAAGATACAATGGATGAGATGTACGAAGAAGACGATGTAGTTTACGAAATCGAAATTTCTGAAGACGAAGACGAAATGGAAGATTATGAAGATGAATCTTCTGACGAAGAGTATGAAGAAATGAGTGAAGGTGACTACGGTATGGGAAAGGGTGAAAAATCAAAAACCCATAAAGGTGATGAAGATTACACAACAAAAAAAGGTATGAATAAAAAAACAAAAGCATTCGAAGGTGAGGTTGAGGAGTCAATGACTATTAAACCAAAAGGTATGGGAATGAACCTTAAGAAAAAATCATTTGACCTATCTGAAATGGAAGATTCTGAAATGGAAGACGGTGAAATGAAAGAAGGTTCAATGACTATTAAACCTAAGGGTGTTGGTATGAACTTGAAAAAGAAGTCATTTGAAATGTCAGAGGAAGAAGAAGCTGAAACAACTGAAGCTGCTCGTACTTTGGGTAATGGTTCTAAGAACGACCCAAAAAGACACGGTTTACCAAAACAAAAGGTAAGAACTGTATCTGAGAGTGAGATGGCTAAAGAAGTAGAATCTTTGAGAGCAAAGAATGAAGAATACAGAAAAGCATTAAATATTTTCAGAGAAAAATTAAATGAAGTAGCTGTTTTCAATTCAAACTTAGCTTACGCAACAAGATTGTTCACTGAGCACACAACAACAAAACAAGAAAAAATTAACATTTTGAGAAGATTTGACACTGTTGAATCTTTAAAAGAATCAAAGACTCTTTATAAGACTTTGAAAGAAGAATATCAAAGCAAAGAAACTTCAACTATTTCTGAATCAGTTGAGGCTAAAGTTGCTAAGACTCCATCAAGAGGAGCTTCTACAAATCTTATTGAGTCAAAAACTTATGAAAATCCTCAGTTCTTAAGAATGAAAGATTTAATGAGTAAATTACAAAAATAAAAATAAACTAAAACAAAACTAAATAAAAACTAAAATGGGAGCATTATTAGAATCAGGCTTAGTTGGTAACATCGGTCTTAAGCACTTGAAAGTTATCAAAGAAGACACAATCAACAAATGGGATAAGTTAGGTTTCTTGGAAGGTTTGAAAGGTCACATGAGAGAAAACGTGGCTCAACTTTACGAAAACCAAGCTTCTTACCTAATCAACGAAGCATCGTCTACATCTGACACAGGTTCATTTGAGACAGTTGTTTTCCCTATCGTTAGAAGAGTATTCTCTAAATTATTGGCTAACGATATCGTATCAGTACAAGCAATGAACTTACCTATCGGTAAATTGTTCTACTTCGTACCTAAAATTCAACAGTATGTAGGTGGTGCTAACGGTACTATCCACTACGCACCAATCGGTTCACCAGAAGCAGTAAACTCAGGTGAAAATAATCCTAACCAAGGTTACGGAGCAGACAACGGTAAAGACCTTTACGATAGATTCTACGAAGGTAACGAACCAGCTCTTGACCCACCAGGATTGTTCGACTACTCTAAAGGTCAGTTCTCTTCTGTAACTGCACCAAACGTAACTGTAGTATGGGTAGGTGATTCATTAGTACAGTCAGGTTACACTGCAGGTGAGTACAGAAAAGTATTACTTGTTATGTCAGGTTTCTCAAACGCTGGTTCATACGGTAAGTTAATGGGTCCTGATGGTAACACTGTCGACACAGAAACATTCCTTTCTGATTTGACTATCACATCAACTCCAGGTACATCTCCATGGTCAGCGGTTACAGGTAACTTGTTGTTCAGAGTTGTAACTCAGAAATACGGTAAAGGTATCGTTGAGTACGGTGGAACATCAACACCAGCATTTGGTTCGTCTAACACTGCTAACGGTGGTTCGTACGATAACATTTGTGACGCTGACGGTAAGATTTACCTTGAAGTTGACTTCCAAGTTCCTTGTTCTATCGGAGCAGGTTCATTTGACGGTTACTCAGGTTACACTACAACTGAAAACGGTTCAACAGTAGCAAGTTCACAGTTCATCACAACTTACAGAATCTACAAAGAAATGGAATTTGAAGATAGAATCGGTGAAGTTTCATTCGACCTTGAAGCGGTAACTGTTTCTGTTACAGAAAGAAAGTTAAGAGCTCAATGGTCACCAGAAATGGCACAAGACGTATCAGCATTCCACAACATCGACGCTGAAGCTGAATTGACAGCTTTATTGTCAGAGCAGGTGGCAGCTGAAATCGACAGAGAAATCTTGAGAGACCTTAGAAAAGGTGCAGCTTGGACATTAAGATGGGACTACAACGGTTGGAAGAGAGGAACAACTGCAGCACCATTAACTCAGTACACTCAGAAAGACTGGAACCAAACGTTGATTACTGCAATCAACCAAATTTCAGCTCAGATTCACAAGTCTACTTTAAGAGGTGGAGCTAACTGGATTGTTGTATCTTCTGAAATCAGTGCAATTTTTGATGACTTGGAGTACTTCCACGTTTCAAACGCAGCACCTGAGCAAGACCAGTACAACATGGGTATCGAAAGAATCGGTACATTAGCAGGTAGATATCAAGTATATCGTGACCCATACTTCCCACCTAATACAGTATTGTTAGGACACAAAGGTAACTCTTTGTTGGATACAGGTTACGTTTACGCACCATATGTACCTCTTCAGTTGACTCCAACTATGTACAACCCATTCAACTTTACACCTATCAAGGGTATCATGACAAGATACGCTAAGAAGATGGTTAACAACAGATTCTACGGTAAGGTTACAGTTGACGGTGTTAGAACATTCGACTTAAGAGAATTGAGATAATACTCAAAACACTAAATAGGAAAAGGGGACTTCGGTCCCCTTTTTTTTGTTTTAAAGATTTTAAAAAAAATTAAGCTTTGTGAATTTCAGGGTCACCAATACTACTCGGACTTCCGTCAGTATCACGAGTTATCAGTCTAATCGCTTTAGATAACACTTCAGTTTCCTCAATAGAGAAAACTCCACGAGTAAACCCACATTTAGCTGCTTGGATAAGACAGTATAACCCTTGGTCAGGTGTCATCTTTTCTAAAAAACGACCCAAGTCATCATTGTTCTGATACTTGATTGCGTCGAATAAAACTCCTTCATCAAAATTTTGTGACATAATTACTTTGTTTGATATTTATATGTATAAGTATTTTTTAAAATTTATCAATATGAGTGAGTACCAACTTTCTGAAGATTTAGCTGTTTGGTTTGGAAAAAAGAAAAAACCAAAAGGTAGTTCACAACCAAAAGGTCCGTGGGTAAATATATGTTCTCGTGACAAAGACGGTAAACATCCACCGTGTGGTAGACCTGAAGCAGGTTCTAAATCGTACCCGAAGTGTAGGGCTGCAGGAGTTGCAGGTAAAATGAGTGACGCAGAAAAAAAGGCGGCTTGTAGACAAAAAAGAGCAGCTGAAAAGAAAGATACTCAAACAGGTAAAGGTCAAAAACCTGTAATGACATCATACAAACCAAAAAATGAATCAATGAAAGAATCAATCATTAAAGCACTAAAAGACTATAAAGAAACACCATTAATTTCAGAGGATTTAAAATACCATCTAGAAAATGATATTCCTGTTAGTGAAAATGTGTTTAGACCAGGTAGTGAAAAGTACTTCAACTTAATCAATGAGGCGAGAGAGTTAAAGAACAAAGGAATCTACGACAACGAATTTGATAATGAATTACTGGAAAGTGATTTAGGTAAATTTTTTATTTATAACGGTGAAAGATTGCCATTAGATTATCCTTTGATAAATGAAGCCGAATATAAAGGTAAGAATGTAGAATTAGGTAAACCTAAATCAGGTGGACCTAAAAAGTGGTATGTGTATGTTAAAAACCCACAAACAGGTAAAATAGTTAAAGTTTCGTACGGTTCTCCTGTAATGACCGCAAAATGGAACGATGCAGGTGCAAGAGCTTCATTTGCTGCAAGACATCAGTGTGAAAAGAAAAAAGATAGAACAAAACCTGGTTATTGGGCTTGTAGAGCACACAAGGATTTCGGTAATAATGTTCCTGGTAGATATTGGTAATGGTATACACACAATCAAATATTAAAAAGAATATTTTTGAACGAGTATTTTCAAAAGATGTTGACTCGGAAGAGTTGATTTGGCATCGTGATAAGAAAAATAGGGTAGTTGAAATTCTTGAAGGTGATGATTGGTTATTACAAATGGAAAATGAACTACCAAAGAAACTCTCTGTTGGACAAAAAATAGAAATCCATAAGGAGACTTACCACAGAATATTTAAGGGTACCAGTGACCTTAAAATACGTATTACAGAAGAGGTTGATACAGTACGTGTACCTAAACAAGTAATTGAGGTAGTTAAAAAGGGTCTTAAGTACCTTAGAAAAAGAGGTGGGACTAATAGACTATCTGAAAGAATTGTTTCAGGTGAGGTTAGTTTTGATGATGTAAAACAAATCAAAGAATTTTTTGACAAACTTAATAAACAAGTTACTTTGTCAGAATCATATAAAGGAAAACCACATGAAGACGTTATATACCTTAATAGTTTGTTAAGGGGTGGTGATGTCGGATATAAATGGTCAATTAGAGAATATTATAAAAAAAGAAAAGGGACTTAATTGTCCCTTTTTTCTTGTTGAAACGATTGGTATTTATCCTTTTGTTTCAATCCAACTGAATAACCACTACTTACTGAAAATAATTGGGGATAATCGATAGCAAAGTAATCGATAGCACGGTCAACAGTTGCTGCTTGAGTTTCGAGGATGAGTTCGTCATCCTTGGTTAGGGTGTAAGTTTGGTAAGACATGCAAATAAATATTCAGGTTGCAAATATATTGCAATTTATTTACCTGAACAATATTTTCCTGAACATTTTTTTACACCATTCACATCTGGCATATCACCTTTACATACTTGAACAGCATAACCATTAGCATAAGCTGATGGGTATACATCATATTTAGCCTTTGCTGCTGCGATACCTCTTGAACAAAGAGTTGTGTCTTTTTCTTTTTCTCTGATTACACGTCTAATTATTGCCTCTAACATGTCTTCAGTAATTCTAACTACTTTTTTATTTTCCATAACATCATCGATAATCATTTCTTCACCATGAGTATCATCTTTTTCATTCATAATGAAATCAAATACTTGGTCCATATTATTTTTGGCTTCAGAGATGTGGTCATCTGCCCAATCGTGACCATTATTCAATAGTGATTCAATCATTGACTCATCCATTTGAAGGAGCATCTCACATTGTCTTTTCATTTGTTCTAAGTTCTGAAAGAACATATATCTTGTGTTGTTCATTTTACTTTCTATTTACGATTTGGAATTGTAATGTCTGTTTATAAATATCAACATTTAGGTCTGTAACCACTTTCATGTCAATAAAGTATTCGTTTGGTATTTTATCTCTTGTATCAAATACAAAATAAAAACTATCAGGTGTTCTGTTAATTGGTGTCCAACCCTGAACCTCAACTTCTGTTTGACCTTCTCTAACGTATACTCTGTAGTAAGCATCTACGGTGTTTAAAATAACATTAGATGAGTATGCCTGTCTGATTATACATGTGACTTTTCTAATGTCGGTATTAATAATTTTTTCATTTTGTCTAATACCGAAAAAGTCGAATGCGTATATCTTAGGTGTTTGTGTACTTGTACCAATTTGGTAATAATTAGAATTACTTTTAAGAACGAATTCATTCTCAACGTTTGCAATAGAAACACCGTTGTATGTTAAACCTGACCATACATCGTAGAACATACATGGTATAGTTGTTGCGGTAATACCACTAACAGTAATTTCATATACCCCCTTGGTAATCATACACGAGGTAATACCTGACTGTATGATATCATCATCTTGGTTGTATATTGTGACGACGGGTGGTGCATCCAACTTAATAGGATTACCATTAACGTAAGCGTACAGATACAATTTATTTGGCTGACCTTCGATAAAGTTATTTCTATCATCAGTAATCAAATCATCATATGTTGTTTCCAAATAAGGTTCATAGAATGTTTGAGTATGTCTTGAAAAGAAACCAACGGCATAATTTTCCGTAAGACCTGTAAGGTTTTCAACCTGAGGTACAAATGCAACCCCCCAACCTGTGTGTCCTGTAGTTGCTCCTGTTAATATATTATTGATTTCATTAGTCATATCGAACTCGATATCTTCATTACCGAATTCAAAGTGTTGTACATCAACAATAGTAAGTGCAGAGTAGTTAAGACCTGTTAGACCTGTAAGTGAGTTTGTATTATTGTATAAACCTGGTGTTGACCAATCTTTAATTGTTGTTCTTTGGAACCAGTTAACAGGACGTGTTGAGAATGATTTGTCAGTCAATAATTGTTCTGTTACACTCTGAGCGTTCGATGAGTTAAGTGGAACTGCAGAATTATAATAATCATAACCAACACCTTCATCCCATGTTTGAGCATCTCCTGTAGCTCCTGAAACTTTTGGTATTCTAAATAAAATCAAATCAAAAGATGTTGCTCTTCTTCTACCGTCTGACCAATAACCGTTTAACAACGCCTCGTCAAACTGTGATGTGTTTGTCATCTTAAGAACGTGAGTCATTGAACGAGAACAACCTGTTGAGATTGTACCTTCGGCAACCTTTTCTTGTAATAAGTCTAAATTGATATCAAAGATTAAACGGCTAAAACCTGGAGGTGGTATAATATTATCCACTCTACCGTAAAACAATTCAATAACAGGGTTTCTACCTGTATTGGTAAAAGAATTATAAATTAATGTATCGTTTTTACTAAAATACGATTTGACTGTTCCCATCTGAGTATTTTACTATAAATACTTAGTTCAGTCGAATATTTTTATTTAATATTTTTTGACCTGCTTCTGTTAGTTCCGTAAGTAATGTTTCTATCTGTGCACCACTAACAGTGACAGGGTTTGGGGGTAATCCCGGATATGGGTGTACGTGTGTTGCTAATACCTCAACAATCTTTGATAATAATTGTATTAGTTCTTCACCCCTAACAAATGAAGATGTTTTTGGCTGAATCTCATCAACTAATCTATTTTGGTCAATGCCATAAACTGTACCATCTAATTGTATTTTACCTCTTGTTGGATTGATTGTGTCGTGTGACAAGAAATACAACTGTTTTGCTCCCATGATTGCAACGGTGTTGTTTTTACCAACCACTCTTTTTGGTGTGTAACTTTCACGTTTGGGTGTTTTAGGTACTGTTGTCGAACCTTTTTTATCGTATATAAGACCGTTACCTGAACTTGATAAAATATAATTTGTTGGTTTGATAAGTGGAAACAGGGTTAATAAGTTCATTAACACCTCAGGTGCCGTGGTTAAATCACTATCCATTACTTGTTTGAATAAACTAGTTGAGGACCTGTAATAAAACGGGTACTGATTGATAATAGGGGTTCCGTCGTCTAATCTACCTGCCATTACCTGAGCTAAAACGCTATTAATAAATTCGGCCACTTGACCTAACGACATATTACTAAATGGTAGAATTTTTTGAATTGACTTGTAACTATCTAAATCTGATGTTGGTGTTATGTTACTTGCTAATGTGTTTCCCGAATTAGATTTATCAGGTGTGATTGTATAGATAATAACATTACCCGTTAGGGCACTATACATGTTTTCAGGATTGATAACCGTATATTCTATCAATCTTGTAATATTTTTATCTTGCGGAGTTAATTTAATTTGAGATTCTTTTGGTGCTGTTTGAATTGTTTCATCAAACATTGTAAGTTGTAAGAAAGCCCTTTCAGTATTTGCAACGGGAATCTGTCCGTTAACAAATGGTTTGTGTTGACCAGCTCTAAAAAGTATTTCACCATCTTTGGTGATAACATCTGAGTTATATCTTCCAAGAATTGCATTGTCACCAGGTTCAGGATAAACTCCTGCGGTGTTTGGATTTTCTATTTCACCGTCTTGGTTTTTTAATGCTTTGTATCTTTTGTTTCTGATACCTGAGTTAAGGAAAGTTTTGGCTGAACTTACATTTTCTTTGTAAATTGTTGTTGGTGAAGAAAAGGGTCCTTGAACATAATACCTTGAAGTATTCAATGGGTCTGTCGGGTCTGAATAAAGTAATTGTACATACTCGTCAGGTTTTGGTACTTGGTAAATAAAATATGGTAAAAATGGTAGATAAACGAACGGGTCTTTTTCTGTCCATTTATCTTTTTTTGGATTAAAGTCGTATACCGAATTTTGTAAATCTTGTTCATTGATTTGCTCAGGAACGCAACGAATTCTACCTAACATTTGTGGGTCTTGGTTATCAACCACTTTTGCAGGTCTGAATGTCTTAACTAAAGGTCTGACCTTTCTTAAGACTTCGGTTACTATTCTATTTTCATCAGGAGTTAAACTCATTCTTTAGTCCTTTTTTTATATTCTTTATAAACTTCGTTATATATTTTTTCTGTGGCGTCTAAATGATGACTCAATCTTATTAAAAGACTTTTAGTGTCTTCAAAATCATTTGATAAATAATCCATAACATATTTCAAATCGGCATTCGATTTGTTTTTATAATCGGATATAATATTTTGTATTTTTTCCAAGTTTTCCATATTAATAAGATTTACCATAACCTTTAGAAGGTAAAGTCAATCCTGCCGGTGTTATAGTTAATGGTGGTATAAAAATTTCAGTTTTACCGTTTTCATACATTTCATCAAAAAATCCTTCTAAGAAAGACTTTTTATCTTGGTTCATCATGTTAGGTGAACCATCAGGTAAAGCACCTGTCGGCATTCCTTTCTGCTGTAAATCCTCAACAATTTTTGTAAACACCCTTGTCTTATTCATACCATCTAATCTCTTTGCGGCCGCTAATGCAATTTGAGGTAAATCAGGATTACCCAAGTTTGCTTGAATAATTCTAAATAGACCCAATAGTTCATCAATTACTGATTTACACCTTCTAAAATCTCTAACACCCCTTTGTACAATAATTGCCGTTGCAATGAGACTTGTAATCATTTTCACTCTGGCATCTTTAGATTCACGAATAATATCAATAAGTAAGTTTTGTATTAGTGAATTCATGTTCTTTTTAATGTTCATGAATACAGTCTCAACGAATATTGCACCAATTCTTGACATAACAGAAATAATCAAATCCCTTAATTTAGTTACAAAGTCTGTAAGATTTTCAATTTCATCTACAATAGTATTCTTGATTGCTTTTGCTAATACCATCACACCTAACACAACCTTAGGTGACAATATCGCAGATAAAATTGCTTTTGGTATCATTTTTAAGAAATCGGTTTTAATTGCCGCTGAAAATTCAACATTAGGTAACAAAAGTTTCCAATCTTGATTTTCTCCCATTTCATCTAAAGATTCTGAAAGAGTCGCTAACTTGTCTGTAAGTGTTGCGGCACCTCGGGCTTTGTTTGAGTATTCGTACATCGCATTGACATCTAATGGTAATTTTACACTATCACATGACGTAAATTCGGTAACACCCATTTGAATGTTTATAATTTCATCGTCAATTTCAGCCCACTCTCTTGGAGATAGCTCAAAAAAACTATCATCAATATCATCTAAAACTGATAATTTAGCTACACCACTAACATCGATTTCTTGCTGAGTATCAAAACATAAACCTAATATTCTTTGAAGTATTTTTTCAAACCATTTCTGTTCTCTTAATTTGTCTGTAGATACTGAAGCCGAGAATGAAAATGCACCCGTCAACATATCTAAAACCTGAGCAATTAAAGTATCGAAATCTAAAATTTCAATTGATTCATAATAGTCGACTAAAAAATCTGTTATTTTATTAACATCGTTTGGCCTGGACTTCATTTGAACTTTGTAAAAGTTACCAGGGTTACCGTATTGGTCCTGAGTAACATATTCAATATTAAACAATTGGTTTGTTGATGCACCTAAATAATCTTGACCGTATTCTTGTATGAAACTGTATCCAGGAAATAATGTTCTGTGATACAATTCCTTATTCATATTGTAAGGAATTTTACCATTATATGTTGTACCGGTTTCATAAAATAATCCACCAGGTAAAGACTCTGGAGATTCTTTCAATATACCGAAGAAATCGATAGATTCTAATTTAACGTAAATGTCAACATCATTGTCATATGTTTGTTCTTCAGAGCAACCTAACATCTTAGCCAACTCTTCTTTCCATATTCTTGGAATCTGAGCCTTAGTAGAAAGAATTGCGTCGTTATAAGAATCAATTAAAGTGTCAATTGTTCGTTTGCCGGCAACTTCACCTGTTTTCCTTAAAGGACTTTTTACTTTACCTGCCGCAGTTTTTGGATTTAACGGTTTGTTTTTTT